TTCGTATGAATGCGCCACTGTGTTGTTTTTTAGTATTATGCATGAAGTATTAATTGGTATGCCACCCAAATACAACATAATGCAATTGCGGTGTGTTTACATAAATATTTACAGGTATAAATCATATCTGTTGTTGTTTTCATTGTTATTCCTCTAATAGTTTAATGATTGTAGCGTAGGCATCTTTCTTACCATCGATATGTCCAATCCCATAGTTATCATTTCTATCCCATTGATCATAACTTTCGCTAGTCTCAAGTTTTATAGAATCCTTAGTAGCTTTAGCTTTTAGCTCTTTTAACTCTTTTAATAATTGTTGTCTTGTCATTTCGCCACCTTTTTCACAATGCGTATAGCACCGAGAAGTATATTGGTTAGGATTACGAGTGTTCCGAAGTACATAGTCTTTGCTAGGTAGTAGAACACATTCACGATAAGATTTCCATAATTGTTTGTCATTTGTAACTCCAAATGTTGTGCCACCTCCCAAGCCTCGATGCGGTGAAGCCTAGAAGGTGACTGTTTAACCAATGTGTGGCTATAATAGCGCACTATTGTCCAAAGTGTATGAAGGGGGATGACTCCCCACTTCTGTGTTGATTACTCTTGGATGCGTTCATACTCTCCAGATTGCACATCAAGATAGCATTTGTTAGTCCAACCATCTTTCATTACTTCGTCTTTAGTCATTGAGTTGTAGTAATCATCTAAGGCGATGTAGTGAACTTTATAAGATGCCTGCTCTTTGATGATGCTTTGATCTAAGATAGGGTTACCTTCTTCATCTCTCTGGTATCTAGAGGCTACAGTTACCATTCTTGTACCACTCTTACATTCTACTTCTTTTGTGATGGCATTACGAGTAGGTAGTACATACCCCCAGTTACCATCTTTCCACATCTTAAGGCTTACTACTTTCACTGTATCTTTATTGTTTGACATATTTTTCTCCTTTTTATGTCTAATTCATAATTAACTCAATTCGGAAACTCGTTTCCAAATCAAAGGGGGTACATTTCAATTCTTAGCCCCATATCAAAATGCTACAATTTTTGAAAGTTGGGTTGGATTAGGCGCACGGGTAGTGCTATATAAGTGGGTAGAAGTGTCCAAGTTCTTTTCCTGTTGCTTATTTTTTTGTAAAAAAAACCTTGAGAAACTCGCAAAATCTATGCGAAAAGGACGCTAGATTTGCGCTCAAGGACGCGCTCAAGCTAAGGGTTAAACACCTGAAAGTCAAGTTTTATTTTTTTTCCAACACTTTATAGTTTTTCTTTTATAAGTTTGGTTATGAAAAAATACTCCTTAACTATAGTCTACGATGAAGACAAAGAGGAAATCTCCTCGGTAAAACAGAAAATTGTAGACTTAGATCCCAAAACCGCCAAGAAAGAAATGTCCGTATCTATGAACACTCAATTTGCTGAGAATCTTCCTCGATTAGAGCAAGAAGTCATCAATGTGTTGTTCAATGCTGCAGATATTGCTGGTGGTTTGATGGGAGATGCGTGAATACGTTGTTAAGAAGCAAAAGAATTACGTTTACGAGTATGTAGACGAAATACCAGTAGGTTTACCTATCAACTCTGACTGGCGAAGTTCAGGTATTGGAGAATGGGTAACTGCTGACGATGGATGTGTCATACAAATCTTGCGTGCAGGCGAAATGTTGCATCGTAAGAGAAAAGTCCGTTATGTAGGCACCTGTACAGGAACATTTATTTGTTCTGCAAATACAAAGATGGATACCGATCGAAGAAAAAACATTTATTCGTTTGGTGGAAGTCGCAATCATCTCGATTCGGTGAAGGAACGTAAGAACCTCACCGCCCAGGAAGCTTTGTTTGCAAAATACTTAGCCAATGGGTTATCTCCTCAAGAAGCGTATTTAAAGTCGTTTAACTCGTCCAATCGGAAATACGCAAAAGTAAAGAGTGGTATTTTAATTAAACAGGAGAGAATCGTGTCTGCAGTTAAAGAAGAACTGGATGGAGTCCTCAAAGAAATCGGCATTGACCTTAAATACTTAATAGAAGGGGTGAAAGCTGAGGCTGATAGTGCTGACCGCACCGTGGATCGTTTAAAAGCGTTTCAAATGTTGTGGGATGCGGCTGAAGTCGTTCCAAAGAACAAGGTAACTCAATTAACAGGGGCTGTATTTCAAGGTTTCGATACCGATCAATTAGAATCCGCTAAAAGACCAGAATTAAAATCAATTGACGACTAGGTCGTTGTAAAAAAAATTTGTCGCAAAGCGACATCCGAGGGGATTATGGACTTCTTAGCATTATACGGAGAGGCTGGTATGATAGGCGTTGTGGGAGCAATGTTTGTATACCTTGTTGTCTCTTTATCCAATAAATCTGCACAACAGCAAGAAACATTAGAAAGCTTAAAAATCGAAAACAAAGGTCAGTCAGAAACCTTAGAAAATACAGAAGGGATGATTATCAAACTTATTACGAGGTGGAATGCCAGTGATGATAAGCTAGATAGAAAATTTGATGCTCTTACAAAAGAGATAAACGATTTAGATAATCAAGTGTCTGAGATAAAAGGTTCACTTAGTAGAATAAATGGAAAACACTAATGGGAAACCAGATACCGCCAGAAGTTATCGTGCTACTGTTCTTGATGATAATGCCATTATTAGCATTAACATTAAGTGGTTGGCTCAAATTGGGGTCCTTATCGGCATGTTGGTCTATGGTTATTGGCAGATTGAAGCAAGGATTAGACGACTTGAAGATAGCGTTCTTACTCAAACTGAACAAATTGGGAGCTTACTTGATAAGCATATCGTGGAGGAACGGGTTAAACGAGAAGAGTTGGCAGAAAAAGTGAAGTTTTATGAAAAAGAATTCAACATCAATCCTTTGAGTTGGAAAAAGAAGAAAAAATAATGAAATGGGTTCTTAAAGCAATGTCCAATAAGTATGTTCCTAAAAAAGCAACAGCAAAATATAAAATCTCGGAAGAAAAACAACTTTCGTATTGCGAATCTTGTAAACAAGTATGGGAAAAAACGTGGGGAAGAAGTTATTTGTTTTATCGTCATTTGCCAACCTACGGATTGCCAAGAAAAATTTGTAAACATTGTACATAAGGAAATCAAATGAACAGTTTTGAAAAAGCAATGAAACTTGTAATTACAACCATTTTAGGAAAAAAAGAAGTGCGACTTATCGACCTAAAAAAAGAATCTATTAAAGTAAAAAAGAAAAAATGAGTGAAGCGCAAGAATCTTTTATTCGTAGCCAAGCTCTCTTGATGATGTATAGAAATCAAGGAAAGCTTTCTATTTCTAAACGAATACTAAAGCGATTCTTAAAATGCTTGCGAAATGGCTAATATAAATACTCAAAACGTATCCAAAGCGGAAGAAGCATATGTCCTTGCTAAAGAAGATATGCTTTCTTTTGGTAAACTGTTTCTTCCTGATGATTTTATGCGTTCAGAGACTCCGTGGTTTCATTATGAGATAGCAGATGATATTATGAACCATAATAAAAAGCAGTTGGCTATTATTATGCCTAGAGGACACGGAAAAACCGTATTAACCAAATGCGATTTGCTATGGTCCTTCTGCTTTGCAAAGAAAGAGGATCCTTTGTTTTATGGTTGGGTATCTGCTACGCAAAAACTTGCAAGTGGGAATATGGACTATGTAAAGACCCATTTAGAGTTTAATGATAAGATAAAGTACTACTTTGGCAATCAAAAAGGGCGCAAATGGACAGAAGAAGATATTGAACTTGCCAATGGTTGTAAACTGCTCTCGAAGTCCAATGTATCGGGTATTCGTGGAGGAGCAAAACTACATAAACGATACGATTTAATTATATTGGATGATTTTGAAGATGAGAATAATACACTTACTCCAGAAGCTCGAGCTAAAAACGGAAACCTTATCACTGCGGTTGTTTATCCTGCTTTGGAGCCTCATACTGGCAGGCTTCGTATTAACGGTACTCCTGTTCACTATGATTCTTTTATCAATAACTTAATTACCAATAGTGAGCAAGCCAAAAAAGAAGGTAAAAAAGATTTTGCTTGGGATGTGAAACTCTACAAAGCGATTGATGACAAAGGAAATTCTTTATGGCATAGTTGGTTTCCTAAAGAAAAATTAGAAGAAAAAAAGAAATTCTATCGTGATAGTGGTATGCCTCACAAATTCTATCAAGAATATATGATGCAAGTCCAAAGTGAAGAAGATTCAATCTTTAATTCACGACATATTAAATATTGGGAAGGGCATTATGAATGGAATGAAGATCATCAACTTGGATATATATGGCATGACGATCAATTAAAACCTGTACAAACGTTTGTAGGAGTAGATCCTGCTACCGATGTCAATAGAAGAGGTTCAGATTACAGTGTTTTAATGGTAGTAGCAGTCGATATGAATAATTCGATTTATGTATTGGATTATATACGC